GGTTGGGACGACGACCCTGGCGGCGGAGCTGCACGCGCTCAACGCCGAGGGCTACGACCTCGACCTGATCGGCTTCTCCGCCGAGGAACTGGACGCCCTGATGGCTCCCCTCGACGACGAGGGCGACGGCCAGGGCGATGGGGATGAAGATGAAATCCCGGAACCGCCAGCCGATCCGGTGACGCGGCCCGGCGATCTGTGGATCTTGGGCCGCCACCGCCTGCTGTGCGGCGACAGCACCAGTGCCACCGACGTGGCGCGTCTGCTGGCCGGGGCCAAGCCGCACCTGATGGTGACTGATCCGCCCTACGGCGTGGAGTATGATCCCACCTGGCGGAACGAGGCAGGTGTTTCCTCCACCACCCGCACCGGCAAGGTGGCCAACGATGACCGGGCCGATTGGCGGGAAGCTTGGGCGTTGTTCCCCGGCGAGGTGGCCTATGTCTGGCATTCGGCCATCTACACCAGAACGGTGGCAGACAGCCTGGAGGCCAACGACTTCAAGCTCCGTGCCCAGATCATCTGGTCGAAGAACCGCTTCGTCCTGGGCCGCGGCGATTACCACTGGCAGCACGAACCCTGCTGGTACGCCGTGCGCAAGAGCGGCACTGGCCATTGGCAGGGGGCGCGGGATCAGGCCACAATCTGGGCCATCGGCAACAATGGTGATGAAGACGAGGCTACGGTCCACGGCACCCAGAAGCCGGTGGAATGCATGCGCCGCCCGATCCTCAACAACAGCGCCGAGGGCGACGGGGTGTACGAGCCGTTCGCGGGCAGCGGCACCACGGTGATCGCCGCCGAGACCACGGGCCGCGTCTGTTTTGCCATGGAATTGAACCCAGCCTATGCCGACGTAATCGTCGGGCGATGGCAGAAGCTGACCGGGCAGAAGGCCATCCTGGAGGGCGATGGCCGGAGTTTCGAGGATTTGGTGGCGGAGCGGAAACCGTGAGGCAGTCCCGCCGCATGTCGCTCGTGGAATCCGCCGCCAACGTGGTCATTGGCTATGTCCTGGCGGTGGCGACGCAGGTGGTGGTGTTCCCGCTGTTCGGCATCCACATCACCAAGGCCGACGATCTCGCCATCGGCGGCATCTTCGCGCTGGTATCCCTGCTGCGCGGTTTCATGCTGCGCCGACTGTTCGAACGCCTATCATGGACGGGACAGCGACAGAAATTCCGGCATTTGCAATGACCAACGAAATTCCCACCGAACGCATCACCGAACTGCTGAGGCAGGCGCGCCGGATTGCCATCGAATACTACCAACTGACGGGCAAGCCGCTGGGAATCACCGGAGAGGTTGGAGAGTACGAGGCGGCACGCCTTCTCGGCCTCGATCTCGCCGTCGCCCGAGAGGCCGGTTACGACGCCACCGATTCCACCGGGCGCCGCCTGCAAATCAAATCCCGCTCCATCCCACGCGCGAAGAAGCTGACGGGCCAGCGCCTGGGTGCCATCGACCTCCGAAAACCATGGGATGCTGTCCTCCTTGTCCTGATGGACGAGCTTTTCGAGGCTGTGTCGATCTATGAGGCAGCTCGCCCGGCAATCGAAGCGGCACTGCTGAAGCCGGGGAGCAAGGCCAGGAATGAACGCGGCGCGTTGGCGATCACCACATTCCGCTCCATTGGCCGGCAGGTCTGGCCCGTCGAGCCAAACCTGCCGGTCGAAACCGATCAGCCGGTGATCCGGTAGACCCGACCGCGTCCCTCGACTTTCTCGCTGGTGACCTCCAGGCCCAGCTTTTTCTTCAACGCCCCGGCGATGGCGCCGCGCACCGTATGCGCCTGCCAGCCGAAAGCGGCGGAGATCTCTTCGATGCTGGCTCCTTCGGGTCGCTTCAGCATGGCGACCAGAGCTTCCTGCTTGCTGCCCTCGCGGCTCCTGCGGACGACTTGCCCCTCGGTCGCGGCGTCGGCCTCCGTGGGGGCGGTTTCCGGCAGGTCGGCCATGTCCGCCGCCGGTTCTACTTCCGGAGCCGTGTCCGCGCCCGTGTCGGCAACCATGCCCAGCGCCTCGTATGCGGCTCGGGTGGCCCGCAGGGTGAGCGGGTTGCCGTCCTCGTCCTCGCGCCAGATCGGGGCACCGGGTTCCGCGGCGATTTCCTCGGCCAGTTCTTTCTTGATCAGGCTGGTCAGCACCATGTTGACCGCGCCGCCCTTCAAAGACGCGGTGACGGGTAGCAGGAAACCGCCCTCGCGGGCGCAGGCGGCGGACAGGATGACGGCCTGGGTGTCGGAAAGCTGGGTCATGGGGTGGTTCTCCAAAAATGGCGCGGGCCGGTCCCGCCGCCTGTACCACCCCGAGCCCCGCCGGCTTGAAGCTGGTCGGGGCGAGAGGGGAAACCTGTTGCTTACTCGGCGAATTCGCCCTCCTGGAAGGCGCCGTCGGTGATGCGCTTCAGCATCTCGGCGTAGTGGGCCATGGTCCCGGCGTGGCCCCAGTTGATCTCATCGGGCGCCCAGTTGAAGTGGTCGGCGCTCAAAGTCTGCAGCCGGGCCAGCATGGCGTCGAATTCGGTTTTCTTGGCGAGAAAGGCGTCGATGGCCGTGGTGTTGTCTCTGCGCTTTTTCATGGTGCCCTCCGCTGTTCGTGGGGACATCAATCGCTCTGTCGGCCCGGCACATCAACCGATTAAGCATCTAATTTCATTGCTTATTTCAGCGGAAGCCGATCATGGGATTGTCCGTCCGCGAATACGCGCGCAGGCGTGGCGTCAGCCATACCGCCGTGCGCAAGGCGGTGCAGACGGGCCGCATTCCCCAGGAAGCCGACGGCACCATCGATCCGGTGAAGGCCGATGCCGCCTGGGATGCCCAAACCGATCCCGGCAGAAAAACGGCGACGGCCCCGAAGCCGGTCATTGAAACGTCGATTGTCCCGCCGCCCGCGCCCCAACGGGAATCCGTCCCGGCCTCCGCCGGGGCCACTTTCGCTCAGGCCCGCACCGCCCACGAGGTGGCCAAGGCCCAGAAGGCCCGCATTCAGGTGGATCGCCTCAAAGAAGAGGTGGTCGACCGGGCGCGGGCCACCGCCCTGGTGTTCAAGCTGGCGCGGCAGGAACGCGATGCCTGGATCACTTGGCCCGCCCGGGTAGCCGGGCAGATGGCCGCCGAAATCGGCATCGACCCGCATGTGATGCAGACCCTGCTGGAAGCCCATGTCCACGCCCATCTCGAAGAACTCGCCGCCATCGAGCCGAACTTCCGATGAGGCGTTCGGGTTCCGGGGCGCGGATGCGGTGTTGCAGGCATGGCAGGAGGGCATGCGCCCCGACCCGCGCCTGACCGTGTCCCAATGGGCCGACCAGCACCGCATGCTGTCGAGCCGGGCCTCGGCGGAACCGGGCCGGTACCGCACCGCCCGCACGCCCTATATGCGCGACATCATGGATGCGCTGTCGCCCACCAGCCCGGTGCAACGGGTAGTGTTCATGAAAGCCGCCCAGGTGGGGGCGACCGAGGCGGGATGTTGCTTCATCGGCTTCGTGATCCACCATGCGCCGGGGCCGATGCTGTGCGTCCAGCCCACGGTGGAGATGGCCAAACGCGCCTCGCGTCAGCGCATCGACCCGCTGATCGACGAAAGTCCGGCCATCCGCGAGCGGGTGAAGCCCGCCCGGTCGCGGGATGCCGGCAACACCATGCTGTCCAAGGACTTCCCCGGCGGCACCCTGGTGCTGACCGGGGCCAACAGCGCGGTGGGCCTGCGCTCCATGCCCGCCCGTTACCTGTTCCTCGACGAGGTGGACGCCTATCCGGCCTCCGCCGACGAGGAAGGCGACCCGGTAGCGCTGGCTGAGGCCCGATCGCTAACCTTCGCCCATCGCCGCAAGGTGTTCCTGGCCTCGACCCCGACGATCCGGGGAATGTCGCGCATCGAGCGGGAATTCGAGGCCAGCGACCAGCGCCGCTTCTTCGTGCCGTGCCCCCATTGCGGGGAAATGCAATGGCTGAAGTTCGAGCGGCTGCGCTGGGACAAGGGACAGTACGGCACTGTCCGCTATGTCTG